ATATTGCTATGGATGAAGCGGAAACCGCAAGCGTTACCCTGAAGGTTGTTAAGGCAATCAGCACGGATGCGGACGCTTCCTGATGCTTGATCGAGAAGCAATCCTCAATGTCGTTGACCTGAAACCAGAAGTGGTAGAAGTCCCTGAATGGGGTGGGTCACTTTACATCCGAATGCTGACAGCATCTGAACGTGACAAGTTTGAGGCGAGTTGCGTAGGCACTGGCAAAAAGCAGAACCTCACCAATATCCGTGCGCGGCTGGTCGTGCTTTGTGCGTGCGATGAGGCTGGTGAAAGACTGTTCACCGATGCTGATGCAGAGGCTCTGGGTCGCAAGTCCGCTGCTGCGGTTGATAAAGTCTTTGGTGCTTGCTCCAAACTAAATGGATTCAGCAGTCAAGATATTGAGGATCTTGAGGGGGAATAAAAGCCAGGCCAACACTTCTGTTCATGCTCAAGTTGGCACTGGCACTAGGACAACCCCTCTCTCAAATCCGTAGCATGAGTAGCCATGATCTTGCACTGTTCATGGCTTACGACAGAATCAGTCCCATTGGGCCTGAGCGTATTGATGCTGGACTAGCCATCCAGACATCTGTCATTGCAAATGCCCATAGGGCCAAAAACTCAACTGCTTTCAAGCCGGAACAGTTTATGCCGTGGTTGCCGAAGAAAGAACAGACGCTTGATGAGATGAAGGCGATTCTTATGGGCATGTCAAAATCCAAAGGCTAAACCGTGGCAAGCATCAAAGCACTACATATTGAGATCGGCGCACGAGTATCGGGCTTTACCCGCAAAATGCGGAAGATTCGTCGTGATCTCAGACGGATGCGTAGAGATGCCAAACGCATGGGAGCCAGTTTTGTTCGGATGGGCAAAATGGCAGCGGTTGGTGCTGGTCTTATTGGTGCTGGCATGGTGGCGGCTACAAAAAGGTTTGCTACGTTTGAGGCCAACCTATTGAGGGTTCAAGCACTAACGAATGGCACGGAAAAAGACTTTAACTCTTTGAAAGCAACTGCGGAGCGGATGGGTATCACTACTGCATTTACCGCATCAGAAGCGGCAGAAGCAATGGTGAAGTTGGCCCAACAGGGGCGAACTACAAGTCAAACCATGTTCATGCTCCCGAAGGTTTTGGACTTGGCGGTTGTCGGCACTTTGGAGTTGGATGAGGCAGCTCGCCTTGCTGGTGTGACTTTGAACCAGTTTGGGTTGGGTGTCGCAGAGACAGAAAGAGCGGCTGACGTTCTTGCGAAGGGTGCATCTGTCTCAGCAACAACAGTTCAAGAGTTGGGGGAAGCACTCACCTACGCTGGTCCCCTTGCTAAGAACATGGGCTTCTCCCTGGAAGAAACTGTTGCTGTTCTTGCTGCGTTTGCAAATGTTGGTGTTGTCTCCGGTCGTTCTGGTCGTGCTTTTGCTGCGGTCATCGCAGAACTTGGTACTGAAATCAGAGAGCAAGGGCTTGTTGGTGCATTAGACGAACTTGCTAAATCGGGCAAGACTGCTGACCAACTGATGACGGAACTGAACCGGATTGCCGGTCGTTCTGTTGGTTCGCTCAGAGAGGTGACTGGTGAAATTCTCAACATCAATGACGAACTTGTAAAGGCCGCTGGTACATCGAAAAACTTCGCTGAAAAAGTGCTGTCAAAGACAGAGGGTGCTTTTGTTCGTCTGCGTTCTGCTGCTGACGGTCTGATTAACTCTTTGGGTGAAACCTTTGCCCCGTTCATTGTCGGTGCGTTTGAAGAGATCACGAACTCGCTGAAAACTACCGTTGAGTTTATGAAAGATTTCAGACACGAAATGGGGTTCACAGAAGAGGCGGGAGCAGCATTGGCAAAAAATATGCTGGCTGGTGTTGCTGGCGTGCTTGACGCTTCTGCCGTCATAATGAAAAACGTCAACTCTATCACTGGTGCGGTTGATATTTTCTTGTCGGCATTCCGGATTGTAGGAGTCATTCTTGCAGGGATCACTTTTGGCATTAGTAAAGTTATGCAGACTCTTGCCGAAGGACTCAATGCGCTTGGGGTAGGCGACGGATCTTTTGCTCTTGAGATGGAAATTGAAGCAGAGGCCATGAAAATTATGATGGATGATCTCGGCTCCCAGATTGCTGACTCATTCGACAATGTTGCTGATGGTGCTGGCAACGCAACAACTGATTTCATTGAGAACTTAGGCAAGAACTTTGAACGTATCCGCGAGAAGTTTGAAGGTTTCAAACCGCCAGAAGCCCCAGAAGAGCCAGGCAGAACTGGTACACCAGACTTGGGTGGTGGCTTGACCAAAGATCCAGAAATCAAAACCCTGTTTAACCAGTTCCCTGACGTTCAAGAAGAACTGATGAAGATTCCCGCGACTCTTGCTCAGGTTAGCAGGGAGTTTGACGGTTTCTTGGCACAAGACTTGATTCAGAACTTGGTCAATGCTGAAATCTCGATCGAAAATCTCGATGAGCTTGTAACGAAATTAGAGAACGTCGGTTCAGCGGTAAGAGGTGGCTTCCTTGACGAAAGCGTTGGAAGTGCAATCGCTGACAACTTGCTGAAAGAAGCAGGGGCGTTTGAAGCAGCCGACCCACCCGACTTTTCTGAACTCCAGGGTTTCATAGGTGACATGTCTGCAACCTTGTCAGAACGAGACTTCATTTCAGAACTTGCGGGGTTCAAAGTTGGTAGTGAGGGTGACAGGGCGGTCCTTGATTCTGATACTTTGACCAACTCTGTAGTTGACCAATTTGTGACCCTCTTTGACCAACTCAATCTCGCAAGAGAGCAAGGCCGACTAGCACCGGGAGAGTTTGAACAGTTCAACGAGGCTATAAAACGTGATTTGTTGGCTACTGCGACTGGGGATTTAGAAGATCCAACCAAGGGTTTCACCGATTCATTGCAAACTGCTCTTGGTGCAGTAAAGGTTGATCCATTTGCTGAAACCAGTCAGAAGCGTACAATGAAGGCATCAGAAGAGACTGCAAAAGCAACCCAGGAGATCGCTAAGAACACCAAAGGTTTGGGAAGCATTTTGACATGAGCGACAAGGCTGAATACGACGTTTTTGAAAAGTCACGTTCTCTGAGCGTAACTTCTGAATCACGGGAGTTGAGAAGAAACTTCATCGTCAAACAGGTGCTACCAACTGACGGTTCAACTCCAGCATATCCGGTCGATTTCACTGGCATCTTCAATGCGACTGGGATGAAATATAATGAAGAGTTACCAGACGAACCTGGATTGTTCTTAACAACTTACAACGTCACAAGCTCGGATGAAGGCACGTTCCAGTGGGATGTTGAAGGCTGCTACAAGCCTGATCAGGTCATCAACGATGGTGGCGGCGAGACTGGTGGACAGTTCGATCAGATCAACTCTGACATTGAAGTTTTATTCTTAGACACATGGCGTGTTGGCCCGTTTGATAACGAAGATCCTGCATCAACTGACGGTTCGATTACCGATAGTGATGACATCGGTGGCAGTTCTGTTGATGTTGCGGGTGAACCCATCACAAGATTTGTAACAACACAGACAACGGAAATTACCAGAAGGTTCTCTTCATTCCCCAGTTTTGATGTAGCAGTTGCAAGATTCTTGGCGGGTCGCAGAAACTCTCAACCCTACCTTGGATGTCCCTCAGGTACTTTATTGTTCGAGGGGGCGAATCTGTCGCGTGAAGGCTCTAACACCTACACGATGCGATATAGATTCACATATGATCCAATCAGACACCAAAGACAGGTTCCCAAACGTCATGCAAACGGAGATGTAGTGACAGAAGAAGTCGGGATTGGTATAGAGAAAAGCACTGTCGCCAAAACCGTGATCTGGAGACAACCCTTTCCACAGACAGCAATCTTCACTGTTCTCGGGGTTGATCCTGTCTGATGGCACAGTACCCTTCCATCTCAAATGGTCTTGGCAAACTCACGCCAGGTTTGTTCAGTAGATTGATGACGATGCTTCAGGCGTTTGAAAGTTCTAACGCGAGCATCAATGGTTTCCGTAACTCTACCAAGTTGGATTTGCGACAAAGCATTTTGCCGGGTCGGTTCTTTTTCGCAGAGATAACTGGCAACTCTTCTCTAGGCACAAATAAATTCAAATATGAATTCAGTCATGTTGATCCGATCAACTGGGCTACTGCAACTGATGGTGACTTTGAGGCACGGTCTACTGGGTGGGGGGCAGAAGAGGGTTCCGGAACTGTTTATGCCTTCAACCTGATGGAAGTTAATAACACTGCAACTGAAATAAATCCCGGTGTTGGTGTTGGCACGGGTAGCCCATCTGGTAGCACGCTGTCCATAGTTCCAATCAGAACGGGAAGCATAGTGATTATGTGGCCTTCTATCTCTGATGATGGTGAACAGGTCTTTTTCTTTCAGGCCGAAAATGCAATCAGTGTCTCCTGCACATGACCAGCACAATACAAACAGTATGTTGCTGCGATGCTGAGAACGACTATGTGCAGTTTGAAATAGCACCACGCTGCACAGACAACTCGCTTGGATGTGGCTGTGGCACAAGTGATCCCTATCAGTATCGTTCTACTGACCATGGGTGTGGTTCTATTGATCCAAGAGATTATGAATGTACGTCCACTGGAAAAACTGATTGTCCTGCACCAGGAACAAACGACTGTGACACTTGTGGTGCTGTGTATCTCGAAAAGAACGAATATAAAAATATGGTGCTTCACACCTCTGATGGGATTGATTGGAGTCCCACACATGAGCTGACAGAAAAAATGGATGGCTGGTGGCAGGCAGGCGGGAGTCTCTTTTCGACCCAAGCGTGTACGACAGACAGCCCAAGCACGGATCGGATTATTACTTGGTCTGATTCAAGCCCATGTGGATCAACAAATGATTTGGTGAAAGTTGAAAGTGATCAATGTTTAGCACCAGTTGAACTAGACAACGCTGATTCAAGAAACCCACTGCCTGCTGGAACAATTCTTAGCACAGAACAAGTAACACTTAGTTCAACTATGCCGCGTGATATGACTGCTGGGAATATCACCAATCTGAATGTGGGTACTGGTGATGCTTGGTTTGCCATTGTTTTTCGTGTTCAGACCGATGCGACATCAGGAAGAAGAAGGATTTTTGATCAGGGTGATGACAACTTTGGTCTGATCCTAGATGATACTACCCTCAAAGCCTGCTTAGGCTCAGAATCAAACAGTGCGCAGCAAACAGGTCTATCAACTGGCGAATGGCACATAGTTGTCGGCAAAAGAGAATCTGGGGCTGTATCTGCAAGGCTTAACGGATCAGACTTTTCAACTACTGATGTTTCCAGCTCAGACAACATAAGCACATCTGAACAGTTCAAAATCAATACTATCGGTAGTAGTGACGTTCGGTTTCGTGGTCAGTATGGCGACTTGATAGTTGGAAATGGAACTCTTGATGATGACACACTCCAAAAACTGGAATGGTATCTGGCTAACAGATGGGGTTTGATCACGAGCCTTCCTTCCAGCCACCCCTACAAAACTACCAATCCAACTGTGACAGAACTGACACCGAAAGAATTTTTCTCTCGTCTGTCCAATCATGTTTTTAAAATCAACCTCGCTGGCACTGTCGTACCCTGCAAGTTGACGGGTGGTGGGTGTCTTGGTCCACAAGAATTCCAAATCAGTAGCGATTGTAAAACAATCACAACGTCAGACATAATGAAGGATTGTGCTGGGAACGTGATGTTCTATGGGCCGGAACATCCTAATTCACTTAATGACTATGGAACCACTGATTGGGATTTCTGGTCTTGTAGATATCGTTTTTGGGTAGACAGCAGTCCATGTTTGGAGTCCAGCAGCACACCCTGTCCTGAATCCTGCGATTCTGATGCAGATGAATATTCTGACAATCACAATTACTTATCGTCTGAATATGCTAGGGGCTTGCACTACTTAGATTGTGATGACTGTTCTTCTTGCAATCCTGTTGACGCATTAGGCAAGTTCTTGCGTTTGAGTATCGCCAACTGCTTTGGCAACAACACATACCAGATTCCAACTTCAACAGTAGAGTGGCAAGACCCAGTTAATCTTCTTGTTGGGCAAACAAACTACAGCAATCAAACTAGATGCACAAAAGAATTTGACGGTAACCCCGGAGAGTGTTGTGGGTCTGATGGAAGTTCATCTGCTCCATTTGTGGGTGGGACGAATGCAGCCCCAAACTCAACTTGCCAAACCACTTGTCTTGACTCAAATTTTCAATTTATAACTTATGATTCTCCGTTTGATAACTGCATTGAATCTGAATATGACGGTCTGTTTTGTAACCCCGGTTTGACAGTAAACTCTTGTTGCTTTGATGATGTGCAGCCTAAAGTCACTGCTCTTTCTGTCAACTTTAGTTCATTCGAGTTGATCGACTGTGATCGTGCTTCATATGACCCACCATCAGCACTTTGCACGACAAACGCAATCTCAGTGGAAGCACAGGCTTGCTCT